CAATTGAAGAATTACTTACAAGTGGTTTCTTAGACTTTGATGCTCCAGATCCAGCATTATTTCCACAAGGTATGTTGTTATGGAACACAAGACGTTCAGGTTTCAATGTAAGAAAATTTGTAAGAAATTATGTTGATCAAACTGCTGACAATCCAAGAGCAGGTGATGAAGCAATGACAAATTACTACACTCACAGATGGGTAACTGAATCAGGCAATCAAGCAGACGGTTCAGGTTCATTTGGAAGAAAAGCACAAAGAAAAGTTGTAGTACAGGCGTTACAAGCAATGGTAAATGGCAACCAAGAAATTAGAGATGACGAGTCTAGATTGTTTAACGTAATGGCAACTCCAGGTTATGCAGAACTAATTGGTGAAATGGTTTCATTAAACTTTGACAGAGGCTTGAGTGCATTTGTTGTAGGAGATACTCCATTTAGATTGACTCCAGATGCTACATCAATAAATGATTACGTAAACAATGTTAACCAAGCATTAGAAGACAATGATTTAGGTTTAGTTACAAATGATGAATACTTAGGAGTGTTTTATCCATCAGGATTCACAAGTGATAACTTTGGTAAAAACATTGCAGTACCACCAAGTCACATGATGTTAAGAACTATTGCATTAAGCGATCAAGTTTCTTTCCCATGGTTTGCACCAGCAGGTACAAGACGTGGTAGTATTACTAATGCAACATCAACTGGTTTCATTAACAGTGAAGGCGAGTTTGTTGGAACATCATTAAATGAAGGACAAAGAGATACACTTTACGCAGGTAATGTAAATCCAATTACTTTCATTACAGGTGCAGGTTTAGTAAACTACGGACAGAAAACAAGAGCGGCGGCGGCAAGTTCATTAGACAGAATAAACGTTGCGAGACTTGTAATCTTCCTAAGAAGTCAATTACAAAAATTGGCAAGACCATATGTGTTTGAACCAAATGATAAAACAACAAGAGATGAAATCAAGGCTCAAGCAGAAAGTTTAATGTTAGAATTGGTTGGTAACAGAGCAGTGTTTGACTTCCTAGTTGTGTGTGACGAAACAAACAACACACCTGCTAGAATAGATAGAAATGAATTATATCTAGATATTGCAATAGAGCCAGTCAAAGCAGTGGAGTTCATTTACATTCCATTGAGACTTAAAAATACTGGTGAAATAGCAGGGTTATAATAAGGATAAATATATTAGGAGAAACAAATGAGTATATCTACACTATCAAAAATTACAGTACCTTTAGATAGCAATCAAAGTGCATCTAATCAAGGTCTGTTAATGCCAAAATTACAGTATCGTTTTAGAGTAATGTTAGAAAATTTTGGTGTATCGACTCCAACAACAGAGTTGACAAAACAAGTGCAAGATGTAACAAGACCAAATATATCATTTGAAAACACAACAGTAGATGTTTACAACAGTAAAGTATATCTTGCTGGTAAACACACTTGGGAACCAATCACACTTACATTAAGAGAAGATGTAAACAACAATGTACAAAAACTTGTTGGTGAGCAGTTACAAAAACAATTCGATTTCTTTGAACAATCAAGTGCGGCATCAGGTGCTGATTACAAATTTGTTACTAGAATGGAAATTACTGATGGTGCTAACGGTGCCAATACAGTTGGAATTCTAGAAACATTTGAATTGTATGGTTGCTATATCGAGTCAGCAAACTACAATACATTGGCTTACAACTCAAGTGAGCCAGTAACAGTTACATTATCATTAAGATATGATAATGCAATTCAAACACCTCAAGGTACAGGTGTAGGTACGGCTGTGGGCAGAACAGTGAATACATTGATAACCGGCGGCGGTGCATAATTTTCATTTGCAATTATAAATTAAAAAGGGGCTCCGGCCCCCTTTTTTTTACTAACCAAGGGAAGGAGCAAACCATGAAAAAACTATTAAAAAATAAAAAAGTTTGGATTGGTGTAGCAATAGTGATTGCCGTATTTGCATGGGCAATGCTTTCGGGAGATACTACTCCGGTTGATGCTACTACTCAAGGCTAATTACAAATTAAATAATGTGCAAAAGGCGGCTTTTTAGTCGCCTTTTTTTGTTTTTAAAATACCACAATTTTCATCATATAAATACAGTATATGGCAAATATTCTTACACCTTTTTTGAACAATTTAAAAAGCGGAGTCTTAGAACCTAAGGGTAATCTTGGTGATTTTGCTCATGCGGCTAGATTGTATGTGGATGATAGTTTTAGACTTGCACCTAAGTCTAAATTTCTTTTCCATGTAGTGTTTAACATAAATCAAGATGTGTTAAACAGAATGATAGCAAACAGTCCAGCACACCCTAATGGAAATCGTATTTTTAAAACTTTAAGTAACTTTAAAAATAAACATCAAAACGAATTGAATATGCTTGTTAAAAATGTAGACTTGCCTCAGTATTCAATTGAAACAGTTGTTGCACAACAGTACAACAAAAAAAGAAAATTGCACACAAAAATAAGTTATGATCCTATCAAGATGGTATTTCATGATGACAACTATGGTGTAACAACAGCATTATGGGAAATGTACTATAGATATTATTTTAGAGATGGTTGGTATGGCGCAGATGAGTCAGCAAAAAGATCGCCAGAAGCATTTTCAATACATAGAGGAAGCGTAGATGAAGAAGCAAGTCCATTTAGTAGATCTCTTGCGTATAACTCTGCTCAAGATTTTAGAAAGTTTAGATTTGGTTTAGACAATGACCAACATGAAGCATTTTTTGACAGTATTCAAATTTTCCATATGTCTAGAAAAAGATATACAATGTATCATCTTGTTAATCCTATAATAACTCAATGGCAACACGACACTCTTAATAATGCAGACAGTGAGCCTGCGGCAAATTCAATGGCTGTAGAATATGAAGCAGTATTTTACGGAAGAGGGGCAGTGTCAGAAGGAGTGCCAAGAGGATTTGCTGAAGAACATTATGATCAAACTCCATCTCCTAATTCATTATCAGGCGGTGGAACAACTAGTGTGTTTGGTACAGGCGGAGTTGCATCTGCACTTGGATTATTTGGCGGTCAAGGTGGACCAAATACAGACATCTCCGGTGGTGAAACTGGAAGAAGCGGTTTTACGTTAGGAAATATTTTACGTGGAGCAAATGCAATAAAAAATGCAAGAAATTTATCTAAAGCAGGATTGGCTCAAGAAGGCTTTAATATATTAAAAGGTGCAGTAGGCAGAATAGGTGGAACTGCTGATTCAAGTTACACTAGAGGCGGCGGTTTAGGAGACACTGTTATTGCTCGTAGTTCGAGTAAATTTGGAAACACTGTAAAAGCATTAATAAGAAAGAGATAAGATATGTCAAACTTACCTATTACACAAACACAAGAACCTAAAACAGAAACAAGAAGATTTTTTGACGACATCACAAAACCAACTTTAACTTTTGCTACTAATGACGTTGACGCAATGGTAGGTTATTTTGAATCTAGAGGTTTCAGCAAACAAAGTGCTATCTCAACAGCAACAGTATTGTTGACACAGGCAAAAATAGATGGTATAAATGCTTTTACTTTGATAGATACACTCAAAGGAATAGATGATGTTAAATTAAGTTCAATTGTTACTGAAATACTTAATGCTAACAGATCAAAAATTTCTTCCCTTGGATATAAAGACACAACAGCATCCAACCAAACAGAAAAAAGAAACATAGTGAAGTAAAATGGCTAAATTTGCACAGGGTAGATTCGCTATGAAATATCCTGACAAATATATTGGCGGCAAATCTCCGTTGTATAGAAGCAGTTGGGAGTTTGCGTTTATGCGATTTTGTGATGAAAGTCCAAGCATTTCAAAATGGGCAAGTGAATCCATTAAAATTCCATACAAACATCCATTGAACGGAAAATTTTCTGTCTATGTGCCAGATTTTTTCATAGCCTATGTTGACAAAAAAGGAAGACAACACGCAGATGTAATTGAGATAAAACCAGAAAATCAAACCAAAATGGAAAGTGTTGGACGAAATAGATATAATCAAGCACAACTTATAATAAATCAAGCAAAATGGAAATCAGCAAGACTTTGGTGCAAAAATAGGGGATTTTCGTTTAAAGTAATTAACGAAGCCGACATATTCCACACAGGAAATAAACGTTAGTCACCTAATCACATATAAATACGTACATAATGAAAAGACTTAATATCAGTGATCAGACAGCAATCAGTATGCCTATGAAAAATTTGATTGCTATTGTGTCAGCAGTGGCAGTTGGTGTTTGGGCATATTTTGGTGTGATTGAAAGACTCAATAAATTAGAAACACAATCAGTTTTATTAGAAAAAGACATGACGGCTGAAGATGAAAGATTACACAGCGAAGTAACCAAAAACACAGACTTTAGAATTAGATATCCAAGAGGAGAGTTAGGTCAGAGTTCACAAGATATAGAACAATTTATGTTAATTGAAGATTTATACAAGTCGGTTGATAGAATGCAGAAACATTTAGATG